AGAGATGGAAGAAAAAGAAGAAGAAGAAAAGAAATTTTCTGATGAAGCTTTAAAAAGCTATGCTGATAAAGAAATTAAAAAGTACGCTAATGTTTTGCAGAAAGCGAAAGACTTTTTAGTCTCTAGTTATAATTTTGCTGATAAATCTGCAAATGAAATTATGAGAGATACTCTTGCACAGTATAGCAATGAAAAGTTTGACAATAGCGAGCTATCTATAGCTTTTAAGTTATTGAAAAAACAAAACAATTACCAAAATTTTGGTGATAAAAAAGAAAATAAATTTGAAATAATTGGTAACAAGGATCTATAAAATGGCATTTAATGACGCTTTTTCAAACGATATTGTAGCAGTTGGATCAGGAGAAAGATATGGTAATTGTAATATCGTTCTTGGCACAACAGCTTTCGAGGACGGCTTAAAAATTGGTCGTTTCGCAAAATATGACACAGCTAGTGTTGATAATTTTGACGGTTCAGCAACACCTACAATTGCAGGGGTTGTTATCCGTGATGTAGCACGTTCAGTAGAAGACGAGGGAACAGTTGACGCTACTCTATATAAGCAAGCTCAATATATGAGATGGGGCTTGGTAACTGTTGGGGTTAAAACAGGTGAAACACCTTCTAGATTCGAACGTGTTTACATCTCTAACGATGGCGATACTTATGATGGACAAGCAACAGCAACTAACACAGATGTTTCTGTTAACGCTGAATTCATCGAAGAAGTTAAAACTGGCGTATGGTTAATTAATATTGCACCTCCTCAAGGTGATGTAACAACACACATCGGCGACGCTGTTGGGGCTCATGCTTCTTCCGCAATAAGCTTGCTTGATACTGACGGACATACCGCAGAAATCGAAGTAGAAGGTGCTATAGCTGAAATCTATACAGACATTGAAGCAATTGATGTTCATATAGAATCTGTTATTGCTGACGGTGGAGACGCTTCCGCAATACCCGTACTTAGTTCAGGAAATTGTGCGTTGACTTCCGAAGGAGGAGAAACTAGAACTTTAGCTATTCCTGCAGTACAAGGAATTGAGTTAGCTATTTCTTTTGATGTAGACGGTGGAGATATTGCTATAACAGTTATTAGTGCAGTTAACCAAACAGGAAACACTGTTTTAACTCTTGCAGACGCAGGTGATATTATCGTATTAAAATCTGTTCAAGTATCAGGTGCTTTAGTTTGGCGTATAGTTGCTAACGACGGCGTATCACTATCATAATAAAAAGGAGATAGAAAAATGTTAATTAAACAACTTTATAATACAAAGTCTTTTGAAGACGTAGGAAAGTCTCAGGTTTTTACTGATGCAGCCGCAAGTGGTGTAGTTTTAGCTGAAAACTTAAGACACGTAGACCCACAAATATTTGAAAAGCTATACCCAGAATTGGTTGCTTTCAGTATGGGATTATCAATTGATAACAGCGGTGGATATGTCAATGTTCTTGATTCGTTAAGACTAACAGAACAGGGCGAGTTTAAAACCTCTGGCGATATAGACAGCAACAAAGGAAAGATTTCACTTTCTGGCGATAAGTCGTATTTGCATGTTTTATCAAAAGAAGCTTATGTAAAATGGAGCAGAACAGATGTTGAACAGGCAAACTTGCAAAATATAAATCTTGTAAGCAAACTTTTAGCTACTGGAGATAAAATATATAAGAGAGAAGTTGACGAAGCTATACTTATCGGTATATCTGATTATTCTGCTTCTACTGGCTTATTAAATTATGGTAGCTTTACTTCATCGGGCGCTTCTGGAGCAATTGGGACTTTAACAGGGCAAGAAGCCTATGACGAAGTAGCAGAATTTATCACAGACCAACACAACGGAGTTAATAATACTAAAGGCTATATGGCTGATAAGGTTATTTTTCCAGTGTCTGTTATGAATGTATTGCAAAGAACAATATTGAATTCTGCAGGTGCTACAAGAACTGTTTTGACAGCATTGAAAGAAAACTTCTCAGAGATTCAATTTCTTTCTACTTTCAGAGCTGAAAGTGTAGGCGGTTCTAGCGTAACTCTTGCTATCGCTTCAAGCGACCAAGCCGTTAAAATTCGTGTCCCACAGCCTCTACAAGTAAGCGATATTGTTATGGTTTCTGGTTTCGATTATCGTATAGACATGGCCTATAGGATTGCAGGTGCTGATATTTTAGAGAATTCTGCAGGAAGACTTTTAACAGGACTTTAAAATATGATAAAAGTTGCAGACCTTAAAAAGTATGCAGAGAGGGTGGGTATTAAATACCCGCCCGCTTGTCGTTCTAAAAAGATGATTGATATTATATCGAAAGCGATAGAAGTATCAGTTGAAGATTTAGAAAAAATTATTAAGCATGTTAATAATAAGAAACAATTTAAAATAGAAGTTGAGAAGACATTAAATGCTAAAAATATAGAAAAAGTTAAAAGTGTCGAGCCTTTGGAAGAGTTTTTTATTCCAGAAATAATAGACATATTGATAGAAAACTTATCGGATAATAGATATGAAATATATGATTTAGTATTGTTACCGCATGAGATAATAATTATTGATGAAGAACATCAGAAAAATGTTAGGTTGATGATGAAAATTAATCATCATGTAGAACTTAAAAAATTCAGGATAGTGTAATGGCATTAGCAGATGATTTTAAAGCAAGGTTTCCAGATTTTGACACAACTACAGTTGATAAATATATTCCTATATTAGAGGGAGTCTATCCTTGTTTTTATGGAGGCAGTTATACAACGACTTGCGGACAAGAAATCATCTTAAATTTGCTTGCACATTTAATCGTACAAGAAAATCAGAGTGCTACCAATACCGCTCCTATAAAAGCTTCAAGTTCTCAAAGTGTTGGTAGCGTTTCTGTTACTTATTCAACTCCGACAACAACGATAACAGAACGTAACGAATGGTTTAACTCTACATGTTATGGAGCTAGATATTTGATGTTAACATCATATAATCAAGGTGGATATTTTGTATAAAACGCCTGAACAATTTCTTAAGCACACATTGAGTTTAGCAACGCAATTGTCGTTAGCGAAGAAAAAAGAAATTGTTATTGGTTTGCCTAGTGAAAAAGCTACAGGCAAAGTTTATAAAAAAAGTGGTAAAAGTATAATAGAAGTAGGTTCGCAACACGAATACGGAATCGGAGTCCCTCAACGGTCATTTTTAAGAATGCCGTTAGCTGTTAAGCAGAAGCAGATGTCTAAATCATTATATAGTCAATTTAAGTTAGTTATTAGTAAAAATAAAGATGTAAAGCAAGCTCTCGGAATTGTCGGAGCTAGTGCATATAATATTATTCAAGAAGCCTTTTTGACGGGAGGTTTCGGAAGGTGGAAAGCTTTGAGCGAATACACTATTGAGCAGAAGGATTCCACGAAAATATTAATAGATTCAGGAAAGCTTAAACTTGCGATAGCATGGGTGGTGCGCGATGTTACCTAATATGTCTAGTGTGCTAAATAGTTGGGAGCAGACAGTAATAATAAAAAGCGTAGCTACTACAACTACAAACTTTGTACCTACTGAAACAGTTACCAAAAGAAATCAGCTTTGTGTTATTCAGCCTGCCAAGGCTACTGAAATTAATCCAGATACCATTGATTATAAGTTAAAATATATAACTGCTCACAGCAAAAGTATTATATTAATAGGAGAGTATATAACTTATGAAGCAAATGATTATAAAGTCATCATAAAAAATGACTGGCAGAATTACGGATACTATGAAGTCATAGGGGAAGAAACTAAAAAAACTTTGTTGGTGTGATATGCAGAATCAGTTAAGAAATGTTGCCATGTTGATAAGAGATTTATTGAGTATAACTGAAAGCTTTATCAAAATAGGAAGATATAATTTTGAAGATGAAGACTTTGGGACATCATATATCACAGTAGATAATTTGACACCATCAACATTGATAGCTTATTCAGAAGATTATGATGGCGACGAGGAAGAGCAAACACTATCTCAACTATGGAATATGCCAACAATAATTACTTTCTGGGGAGATAATGCTTATACCAATCTTAATAATTTCACACTGCTATTGAAAAGTCAAAAATCTATAGAATTACAAGATACTTTAGGTATTTCTTGCTATAGTTCTACAAATATTACAGATATGAAATTATTGAGTGGTAAACAATATAATAACCGAATAGAATTAAATTTAAATATTAACTTTAACCTTTCCGCAGTTGTCGACACTTTGAGAATAGACACAGCGGAAACAGAATATATAATTAACAAGTAAGGAGGCTATAAAATGGCTAATATTTCAAACGTTATAAGTGTTTCACTTTTAGAAGCAGGGGCAACAGCTGACAGAGATAATATGAATTTGACAGCGATAATGACAGACCAACAGGACGCTGTTTTATCTAGTGCAAACAGATACGAGTTATATACAGATTTATCAAGCGTAGCAACAGATTTCGGAACAAGTTCTGAAATGTATTCTCACGCAAAGATATTTTTTGCTACAAGTCCTAATCCTTCTAATGCTAGCGGTGGATTGGTTGCAGGATACTGGCGTTCAGCTTCTGAAACAGTTTTAGCTTCTGCAGGGATTTTGACAGGTGCAGAGTTATCAGTGGCAACAACAATAGGACAGCTACAAGAAATATCAGATGGTTCTTTTATCGTCACAGTAGATGGTTCAGAGCTTTCAATAACAGCATTAGATTTTAGAGATTCAACTGATTTATCTGATGTAATCGCAGAGATTAATGGGAATGCTTCTTTTACTGGTGTCACAGCTTCCGTTTCAGATAGCAACGAGATTATCTTCACATCCGCTACAACAGGTGACGCAAGTACTATGACATATATTTCAGCTCACGCAAGCGGAACATTTGTCGGGGATGTATTATCTTTGGTAACAGGTAGTGCAACAAGTTTAGTTCAAGGATTAGACGCAAGTTCTCTATCACTAGAAACAAAAGAGGCTTCAGTAACAGCTCTTATTGCTCTTATTGGTGTAAAAGGAATTATGTTTATAGACGCTCCAACATCGGAAGAAGCTTCCGCATTGGCTTCTTGGTCTAATAGTAATAAAGTTCTTATGTACGATGTTTTTAGTTCTGCTGATAATCTAGAAATAGCAACTACAAATGTTGTCTGGACTAACAAGCTTGCAGGATATACAAATTATAGAATGTTGTATTCAGCTTCTAATAACAGAAAGCTAGCTACTTCATATATGGCTAGAGTCCATAGCGTAAACTTTGGAGCTGAAAATTCAGCTTTGACAATGCAACTTAAAGAGCTTGCTGTTGTTGCCGAAGATTACACACAGACAGAGATAACAAAAGCTAAAAATGTAGGCTTGGATATTTACACAACAATTAAAAATACTCCCGTTGTTTTGACAAGCGGAGCCAATGATTTCGTTGATAATAGATATAACTTGTTAGCTTTTCAAGACGCAGTAAGCACAGATTTATATAACCTTCTAAAGCAGACAAGCGCAAAGATTCCACAGACAACAAGAGGAGTTAATCAGCTTGTTGACCAATGCGAAAAGACTACTAGAGAGTTTGTAAGAGCAGGAGTTTTTGCGGCGGGTACTTGGACTTCAACAGATTATTTTGGCAACCTTGATGTGTTCAACAGGAACATAGAGAACAACGGATATTATTTCCTAGCGGGTTCTTTGGCTGACCAATCTCAAGCTGATAGAGAAGCGAGGGAATCGCCAGTAATTTCGTCTGCCTTGAAGATGTCGGGAGCAATACATTCTGTAAATGTATTACTTTTTATAAACAAATAATAAATAAATAAGAGGTTATAAAATGGCTAAAATTAGTTTATCAGTAGATAACACTACTTTAATATTAAATGGTACTGCTATCAATGATTTTGTTTCTGGAGATATTTTAACACTAGCTCCCGTAAATCCTGCGTCAGCACATATCAATAGCTCAAATGGTGGAGTATCTATCTTTGAAAGGCTTGATAAAGATGTGTATGATTTGACTGTAAGAATTCAACATCTTTCAGATTCAGACGCTTTTTTAAACAATATTCTACAACAATCCCCGACAACAATCTTAGGCGGTTCGCTTAAGGAAAATTATAAAAAGGGTGATGACAGCTTAGTTGAAACTTGGTTATTGGAAGGCGGTTCTATTACTACACAGCCGACAGTAACAATAAACAGCGAAGATGGAAACGGACTTGCTGAATATGTTTTAAGATTCAGGACAGCGAAAAGAAACATTTAATTATTTTTTTATAGGAGCAAATAATGAATGAAGAGCAAACAAAAGTTATTAGAGAAAATGCAGAGAAAGTTTATAAGGATTCTCAAGTAGAAATAAACGGACGAGTTTATAAGATGACTAGAATTAATCATGACAAAAGAAAAAAGATTTTTTTTCTGATGTCAAAAGGTGCGTTAGAAAGTGAAGAGGGATTCGAGAAAGTAGAAAATTTAATATGTGATTTGGTTACATATCAAGATTCTTTAATATCAAAAGCTCCTAATCATTTTGCTGATTACCCCGAAGATTATATCCAATTTATTTTTGCTATGACGATGGGTTTCAGCTACCCTTTTTTGGACGGAGGGATTTTCGGTTAAAAATATCGACTCCCAGCGAACAAGAAAACTATGTATATTTTACTAATGTTAGCGATGAAGACGCAACATTATTTTATCTTGTCAAGCAAGGTTATGGCTCTTTAAAAGATATTAAAGAGCTAGACACCGAAGAGCTTTTTGACATAATAGAATATGAAACTATACAAAACAGAGTAGAAAATTATTTAATGGAAAGGGCATAAAATGATTGTAGAAGAGCTTGTAACCAAGTTTAAATTTTCAGGAAACCTTTCCCCACTTAATAATTTCAACAAGGGGTTAAGCGGTAGTATTTTTAAACTAGCGACTTTTGCTACTGCAATATCAGCTACTGCAATAGCTTTCGGAAAGATGGCTCATAATACTCTTAGCATAACAAATAATTTAGTTCAGTTGTCAAGAAACACAGGGGTTGCAGTAAGCGATATTCAAAAACTTAGTTTTGCTTCAAGTGTCAGTGGTTCTTCTATTCAAGCGATGGAAAGTACTATTGATAGTCTTACAAAAAAGATTGGTGACGCAAGCTTAAGAGGTAGTTCAGACTTTCAAAGATTAGGAATATCTGTAAGAACTAGTACAGGTGAAGTCAGAAAAGCCGATGATGTTTTACTTGATGTAGCAAACAGATTCAAAGCTTTAAATTTAACATTAGCACAGCAGAAAAGCCTAGCGGGTTCTTTAGGTATTGACGCAAGCTTAATTCAGTTGTTGTCAAAGTCTACAGATGAAATTGATAGATTGAGTAACAGGGCAAGTCGATTTGGATTGCTTACTAAAAAAAATGCAGATCAAATCGCTAGCTATAACGAACAAGTCGCAGAGCTTAAATTTAGTTTTATGGCTTTTAGACAGAATCTAGCAGTTAATAGTATCCCTACAATGTTAAAACTTTTTGAGGTCTTTAAAGTATTAGGAGAAGGAATAAAGCGTGTAGCGGGGTTTGTAGTAGATCTCGTCAAAGAGTTTAAGCTTTTGGCAGTAGCTTTTGGAATAGGAGCTACTGCTTTTGCTATAATGAACTCACCTGTTTTGATTGCAATAGCGGGGATAACAGCTTTGCTAGCAGTAACGGACGATTTGATAGTAGCCTTCAAAGGAGGTAATTCAGCTATTAAAGATTGGACAGAACCTTTTTTTGATTTAGAGAAAGTATTGAAAAAGACAGTAGGTTATATTAAAACAATAGAAAAGCTTAGGAGTGGGGCTTTATCTTTTGTTAGCGATAAGATTGGGAATCTTCTTAATATAGCTTACGGACAACAATCAAAAGGTGAATTAATTAATAACTATAATATGAATCAAAATAACACTATAAATGTTAATGGAAGAGATGCCGATTCTATAGCAGAAAAAACAGTCGATAGACTACAAGAACAGTTAAGAAACCCAAATTTAATAATTAGGTCAGGTATATAATGCCTTTAGTAAGCGATTTTATAAATGCGATTTTCGAGGATAGCATAGAGCAAGAAGTAGGGATAGCAGGTTTCACAACTTTTGCAAGAGTAAATAATAAAACCACCAAAAAAAATACTGTTCCTATAACATATCTTGAGGATGGAAGTTTTCTCGAAGAACATATTATCAGAGAACCTATTCTTTTGAGTATTGAAGGCAATGTTTCTGATGTCTTTATAAAGCCAACAAATATTATCCAAGAAGCTAAAAGGCTAGAAACTACTATTGAAAACATAAATCAATACCTTCCAGAACGGACTATAGCACAACTGCACAAGATGGAAGAGTTGACAAGTGATTTAAACAACGCTATAGAAGAAACAAACCAGCTTATAGAAAGAACCCAACAAATATCAAGTTATGTAGGATTTTTAGCAGAAAAGAATAATACTAATAAATTCTTGGACGCAATGAACGGAGCATATAGTAGCAACAGAGTTATTATTATAGAAATGCACGACAGAACATATAAAAATATGATTATAACCCTTTTTGAAACTGCAAAGAATAATGAAAGCAATAGCATAAATTTTACCATAGAAGCTCAAGAGGTAAGATATGGAGTTCCAGAAATTTTAATACCAGTATCTGCAAAAAATCCTGATACTAGTTTGGGCGGAGCTACAGAAAGCGCTATAGACAAAGGAGTTCAAGAAGGTGATGAGGTTGAAACCTCTGTTTTATCATCAATATATACAAAGTTGGTTGAATAATGTTACAGATACAAAATATAACTAATGACGCCTATCAAAGACATTCTATATTATATGAAGAGTATGAGATTGTTTTTACTTTAAGATATTTACATCGCTGTTCTATTTGGATAATGAATTTAGAATATATTGATTGGAAAGTATCAGGTATAAAATTGTCTGTAGGAGTCCCTCATATATTAGGACAAAACCAAGCTTTTGATTTCTTTGTTTCAGATGAAACAGGTAACGGAATAGACCCCTACAAACAAGACGATTTTTCAATTGGAAGATGTAATGTTTATATGCTAGAAAGAGAGGATCTGGAGGACATCAGGGGGGTAACATTGCCATGAGATTTATTCGTGATTATAGATTAACTATAAAAACAGGTCATGAAACAATAAAAATTTCATCGCCTATGCGTATAAATTTTAATATCAATAAATCTATTGATGGACTGTTGAACGGATGTACAATAAAAATCTATAATTTGAAAAACAGTTCCAGATTGGCTCTTGTTAAAGATGAAGATGATGAGAAATACATCCCAGTTAGTTTATATGTTGGATATAAAAATAAGAAAGAAAAAGCGTTCAGAGGTAATATCTACAGAGGACAAAACGCCAGAAGCGGTGCTGATATTATTACTACTATTGATTGCCTAGACGGTGGAGAAATGCTTAATGCTTTTATATCTGAAACGATAACGAAAAACGATTACATTATAGAGCCAATATTAAAATCACTAACAAATATCGGTAAGGGAAAAATAAACAAAAGACAAAATCTATTAAGGCCTAAAGTTCTTGTGGGAAATCCCATTGATATACTTAATAGCATGACGCTAGAAACCGAAAAATGGTATATAGATAATGAGCAACTTAATATTATTGATGTGAGACAAGTCACAAGTTATTTTATACCGCCAGTGAATGCTAAAAATGGACTAATAGAAACTCCCTCTAAACAAGAACAACGAATTACTTTTAAAATATTAATAAACCCTACAATAACAATCGGACGATTAGTGAATCTATCAAGCACGACTGCACCAAATCTTAACGGTATATATAAGATTTATAATATAGTATATAATGGCGACAGTTACGGTAGCGAGTGGACTCAAACTTGTTCTGGATATCTTAATTCAGATTATGAGGTAATTTGATGGAGCATAAACAATTAGCAGACATTTTAAATATAGCCTTGAAAAATGCTATCTCAAATTTGCATACAGTAGTTTTAGCAAAAGTAACTTTGATAAATGAAAGCACTATAAACGCCAAGCCAGTTATTAATAGAGTTGTAGAAGATGAAAGCGTTGAGCTACCAGAATTTGTTGAGATCCCAGTTATCACAATGCAGGGAGGGTCTAGCTATACTATTCACCCTATAGCCGTAGACGATTATTGTTTGTTGCTTATTTCTGAAAGGTGTTTCGATAGGTGGTATTTTGGGCAGGACAACAAAGACCCGTTAGAATTGAGAATGCACGATTACAGCGATGCCATTGCAATAGTAGGAATTAATCCTCTTGCTGATTCGATAGAAATTCCGACGGTGACAAAAGAAAACGGCGACAGAGAACAATTAGGAAATTATACTCATACTGGCGATAGGGAGCAAACAGGCAATCATTTACAAACTGGCGACAGAGAACAAACAGGCGATTACGAATTGACTGGCGATTTATTGGTTACTGGGAATATAAAAGTAACAGGAAACATTGAATGCTTGGGTACGATTTCCGCTCTAAACTTTACAGGTTTATCAGGCGGGACTATGACAAGCACAACAGATATAACAACGACTGGCGAAATGACCGCAAACGGAGTGAGTTTGTCAACTCATACTCACGACTACACTTGGACTGATGGAGCAGGAAGCGGAACAACGGCAGTAGCAAATTAATATAGAGGTGTATTATGAGAGTAAGCAGACTAACAGCTGATGGCGATTGGGTTTTCGGCAAGGGAAAAGCTTCCTACAAAACTCAATCTCAAGCGGTTTTACAAAACATTGGGACTCGTCTAAAATCTTTTATAGATGACTGGTTTTTGGATATCGAACACGGTATAGATTGGATAACGCTTTTCGGGTCTAAAGGAAATAAAGAAAGAATTGAGCGAGAAATTGAAAAAACTATTTTACAAACTGATGGGGTTGTTGCTATTATAAATTTCACTACTACAATAACCGACAGGAATTTATCAGTTTCTGTTAAATTTATAGATGTTTATTCCTCAATAATAGATGAAATTCTGGAGATTTCTTTATGACAACATATCCAAATATTGGGACTGACGGAATAACAATTCAAAGCTTCCAAGATATTTATGATGAGCTAGAAGCAGGATATAAGGGAATATATGGAGATGATATAAACCTAGACGCTGATAGTCCTGATGGACAAAGGATTGGTATAGAAGCACAGGCGAGGCTTGACCTACAATCTTATGCACTAGCTTTATATAATCAGTTAGACCCAGATTTTGCGGTCGGTGAGGCTTTAAATAGACTTGTGAAGTTTTCGGGAATAATTAGAAATCCGTCTAAGAGGTCTACTGCAAGTGTAACAATAGTGACAGACAGAAATATAACTTTAGAAAGCGGTTACACGGTAGCTGATACAATAGGTCAAAATTGGATTACTACAATAGAAAATACTTTGACGACTGGAAGCAATACAACATCGTTAGTTTCCGAGCTTTTCGGAGCTTATGAGGCAGGAATAGGAACGATAACAGAACCTGTAACAATAATCTTGGGTATAACATCTGTTACAAATCCGAGTGCGGCAACAGTAGGAGAAGACGAAGAAACAGACGAAGCATTAAGAATAAGAAGAAATTTCTCCCTTGTTGTCCCCCAAACTTCTACAATTGGCGGTATGTACACAGCTCTAGCAAATTTACAAGACGTTACGAAAGTCAAGATTTATGAGAATGACCAAGATACAGAAGACACAGATTTAAGCATAGATCCTCACACAATCTGGGTAATAGTAGAAGGCGCAGAAGATAACGATATTGCACAGATTATAGCGGAAACAAAGACAGGCGGAACAGGGCTTAAGGGTAGCGAAGAAGGTACATATGTTGAGACATTAA